GGACCAGGCGACGTCTTTTGCCAGCTCGTCAAGTACGTATTCAACGAAAAACTTGTCTGTTTCCGTCCGCCCACCGGCACTCCGGGAAAGGTGCGGCTGCCGGTCTTGTCCTGCCGTCCGTTGACTACAAGTTGCTGCTGCACCGATAGCTTTACGGCTGGTATCCGGTTGCCCGATGTTATCGCTCCCACAGATCCGTAAGAGCTTTCCAGCGCCGTGTATAGACGGTTTGAGTTAGAAAGAATGTAGGACATATTAACTAATGCTTACTCCAATCTCGAATGTGATCTTCGCAGTCTGAATAAAATTCCGGCCGCCATGTTTCACCGGCCCGAACGCTACCTGGTAACCGCCCGCGTAATACATACCGCCGCCCCAATCTCCTAGGCTTGCGCCCAGCACCCCCATGACCGCATCGGCATAGGTCTCAAGGTTCGATTGGACATGCTCCAGCCGGTCCTCGGAGTGGCGTAAATCAATCGCCATCTCGAGCTTTCCCGAGAATGTTCGGAACTTTTCGATCTGGTTGTTCACGATCTTTTCGCAGTAAATGTTCGCAGCCGGATACTGGACCGTTTCGCTTCGCTCGGCCAAATCGGAAGCGATGTTTCCAGACCTGATTTGCGCTCGGTCGAGCGGTCCCGGAATCCTCGTAGCGCCTTGGGTCAGCGCTGCCAGGTTATCGTTCACCCCGCCGCTCGGCGCAGTCATGCGCTGGATTACTTTGTAAGTTATTGCGCTTCCAATTTGCGGCGTCATTTATCCCCTCTGCAGTACTCGCGGAAGCGCTTGCAGGTAAGTCGGCTTCTGCCCTTTGCCTGGAAGCGCTCCGGTCTGCGCCAACCCTGCCGGCTGCTCCCACGTCTGACCCAAAGTCAGCAAAGATGTATTCTGGCCGAACATCGCGTCCGGCGAAGCGCCTGCATACACGTTCCACCCAGCTGCGGTCTGCGGCGCAGTCGCTGTGCCGACTAGAAAAGTGCTTGAGGTCGTGCTGATCGCAGTCTCAGTCGCCGCCGCCCCTTCTTCGCCGCCACTGTTGACCCAAGCCATGGTCACGTAGTACAGTCCGTCGGCCAAAGCCCCTGGAAATGCGGTCACCGCCGGCATCGCAGCCCGCGGAACCGGTTGCGCCGCTATCCCAATTCCGATTTCGATCAACTTCTCGTACGCCCATTTCGCCAGCGCATGGAACTGGTCCCTTTTCCCCGCATACCGGTCGTTCAGTTGACTGTTGTATGCATCGCTGTAAACCAGTTCCAGTGAGCGCGCCGTGTGCCACAACTTCAGAGGAGGCGTTACCACCACCCTGTCAAGTTTCGGCTGCGGCGCCAGCCAGATTAGCTGATCTACATAGCCGAACCGGTTGATAGCCGTAAGCAGGTCCATCGCCACTTGTTCCTGTGCGATGGCAATCTTCTGCGTCACATCGATCCCCTCCACGCTGGCCACGTTGGAAAGCTGTGAGTCCTGCGCTGTCAGGTCCTCCATGCAGGAAATAGGACCGTCTGTGAACAGTGGCATCGTTCTTACGCCTTCTCTTTCTTACCGCCGGCCAATCTTGCAAGCTCGGCGCTAGGAACTACAGTTATATGCACTTTGGAAATCTCGGCCTCCTCGTCGGCGGACCGCTTTGCTTCCGCCCGCGTTTCCCGGTAGGTTCTCGCTTCCTCCGCCGTCGCCAATCGCGCCGTCCCCTCGGTAATCATCTTCGCAGCCACAGCGCGCGTAACCTCCGCGCAGCTTCCCGCCTTGCCGCCGTCGTCAGTCTGTTGACTGACGATCAGCGGAAACGCATCTGGAATTTTCGATTCCGTATCTCGTCTCTTTTGGTAGTAGAGCTTCAGATCCATCCCGTTCTCCTTGATTTAACTTTCGCTGGTCTAACCTTGACTTAGCCGCGGAGCAGGCCGCCATTGCTGATCGGCCTGCCCTTCGACTCATTTGCCTGCGTAACTAACTAACTAGGTGTTGACTTGCACCCCGAGCGCGTTCCGCAGAACGCCGCAGCCGTACAACACGTCCACTGTGAACTGCTGAGCCAGCGTATTCGGCTGGTAGCTCATCACTACCCGCATGCCGAAGTTGCCGAGTTCGGCGTACTCCGCAATCGCTCCCGTACCCGGTAAGGGTTGCGGCAGACGGCGGACCACCAAGCCCATTGCGTTTTTCGTGAACGCAAGGTTGTGCGTATTTACCGGCGCGGTACCGGTTGCGTGTACGAACTGCGACCGGAATACGAAGAAATCCTTCACCTTTCCGATCGTGCCGTCGACGATGGCGCGTAGACCAGCCTCGCCCGCGTTCTGGAACTCGCTGAAGCGCGGAATCTGCCGCCATGCCGAATAAGTAGAAGCGTCCACCACCATGTACTTCTCCTCAAGTGGCGGAGCCTTAGCCAGGAATAACGCTGTCTCCGCAGCGTCTACCACCGCTTCGGTAATCGGAACTCCCGCGGTGCCCAGCGGCCCGTTGAACGTGAAGCCGGCATAAAGCGCCAGCAGGTCGCTCTCGATCCTCTGTGCGATCGCTGCCACCGCCGGCTGCATATAAATCTTCAGCAGATCCGGCACCGCCAGCACTTTCGTCACGTCCGGAATCTGGAACGTCGCTTCCACGTGCGAGTTCAGTACGATCTGCGCATTTCCCAGACTCGGGTTCTGCGCCTGCACCGATCCGCCCTCGGCGATGTTGTTCGCGATCATGGTGGGCGGAATCGGGATGTTCACTGTATCGCCGGCATTCGCCAGCACGGGTTCATAGTCGCGATTGACCAGGTTCCCCATGATGAGGTTGCCGATCAGCACTGGTAAAGCGTCCACCGCCACCAGTTTCACAATCGCGCTTGCGACGTTGTTTGAGGTAATAGCTCCCATTTATTCTCCTTGTTTGTTTTGCCGGCCCGGTCGGCCGGTACTGCTTTTACATACCCCGAAGGGTCTGCGATGCCACGCGCACAATCTCTTCGCGTACTCGCTGCATTTCTTCTGCGCTCATTCCCGGTTTGATCCGGTCGAGCGTAATCGGCTCGCCACCCGAATGCGGCGCCTTGACGGTCGCTGTCATTCCACTCCCGCCGGCAATCCTGGCCGGAAGAAACTCCGGGTTGTCACTCACAAAGGACGAGAGGTATTCCTTCATCGAAACCTCCCCACTCTCCCCGCGAGCGACCAGGCGCCCGTCTTCCCCGCGCACGATGCCGTCCTGTACCGCCTTGAATGCCAGGTCGATCTTCGCCACGCCCAGCCTCTGCAGCTCGGCGCGGACCGATGAGCTCCGTTCCGCTTCGTCGGCCTGCTTCCGGCTGCGCTTGTTCTCTTCCACCACTTCGTTCAGCCGCCGCTCCAATTGCTCGCGCCGCTTGCGTTCCTCGTGTAACTCCACCTTGTAGGCGGGTTCGCTCTTGGCAGTTTCGTTCGTCGCGTATTCCTGAATCGCCTGCCTGACGATTGCTTGTATATCGAGTCCTTCCATATCCCTCCCAAGATTCGCTTACGCTTGCGCCGGGTCGTGCATCCGGTCGATCTCTTCCGCTACCTGATTCTTGATCTCTTGCCGTGCATCGCTCAGGTATTTCAAGGCCAGCTTCTTATACACTTGCTTCACTAGAGTCGGCGAACCGATTCCCAATTCCAATAGCTTCTTGGCGTCGTCCAACTCACCCCCGAATTCGTCAATGTCGAACTCGTCCAACCCCGACACGTCGATCGAGATCTCGTCCTGCCGCGCTGCGGCTATAGCCCACAGCACCTGCTTCATGGAGTCCTTGACAGTGTCGCCGTACGCTCGCAGCACTTCTTCGGTCGTGCTGAAGTCCAATTGCTTGCTCAGCGCCGATTGTTGCGAAGAGCCGGAGCTCGCTCCCGCCTGGCTCAGCAGATAGCACACCCGGTAGATCTCGTCTTTGAGGCTCACCAGGTTATCCGCGGCTATCTGATAAACCTTGCCCTCCGGTTCGTTCCATCCGAACCTGTCCTGCGGACCAAGTTGTATATAATATGATTCCCCGACAATTTGATTCCACTCCCGGTCCGAGTAAATCACCGGCGTCGCGAACAACCCCATCGTCAAAGCCCATGAGAGCGCATTCGCTTTGTTAAAGTGTTCCAGTTGCAGCAGCGCCGACTTATTCAACAGCCATAGCCCATCCGTGACCTTCAGTTGAAATACCGGCACACGCCGCAGGCCCGCGAATCCGTGCCTTCCTTCGTCGATCAGCTCCACCTGCTTCGATTCGCCGCGCTTGCAAAATAACTGGAAGTTCTCGCGGTCATAGTAGATCCACCGCGTCTCGCGCTCCCACTTGGTATCCGTCACTTTGGATTGCTGAAAACAAGACGTGCGAATTACAACCCATTCCAGCTCCCCATTCTGGTCGTAGTTCCAGTTGATGACCTCGTCCGGGCCGTAACTCATCAGATAGGCGCGCGACCGCCCCGAGGCGTCTTCCTCAGCGCGAGTCGCTGCCACCCCATCGGATCTCGGGAAATCGGCCACGATATAGCTGCTGCCGCACACCAGTGTTTCCACAAATCGCTGGCGGAAGAACTCGCTCAAGCTCGTTCCTTTCAGGTCGCAGTTGTCCGACAGACCTGTGTAAAACTGTTTCGCTGCCCCGCTTCCGTCGAACGTCACATTCGGAGCCCGGTGCATCAGCGTCGCCGCGTACCAATCCACAATCGAGCCGATATGATTCTGGTAGAACACCCGGCTCAACCGTTCTGCGTAGATTTCGTTAGGCTCCTTATGCCGGCGCGCCAGATACTCCGAAGCGTGTTCCCGAAGTTGCTCGCCGCCCGTATAGAGGTCTCGATACTTCTTCCACATGGCTTTTCGAGCCGCATACTCCGGATGCTCCCGGTTGATAGTCGTTGTCAAAACAGTCGCTCCTGGCGCTTCCCTGTCTTGGAAAGCGGTCTGCATTCCTGCCACAGTAAGTATCCGCGCGCGCCGATAAGTGTGTCCGCAACCTTGTTGCGGCCCTTGTCGATCGCCCTAGTGTCCGCTATATACGAAACCGGCTCGGAGTCCTTCACTTTCTCTTTACGCTTTTGGTCCACGGCAAGCCGATCTCGCCCTGCCGATCGCAGTTTCGCGTTCGTCAGG